TTATACAAGAGAATGCAGAATTATATGGAAAATATCTTCCTATGAAAAGAGGAAGACAAATGTATAATCATCCTCTTTCTTTTAATTTATATGGATTATATCAGAATCAAGAACACATAAGGCAATTTAAAAAAGCAATAGTGCTTGAATCTGAAAAATCTGTTATGCAATATGCAACAATGTTTGGACAAGAAAATAATATATCAGTTGCAATTTGTGGAAGTTCATTTATAAATTATCAAGCTTGGCTTCTTATGAGCCTAGGCGTAGATGAAATTATCGTAGGATTAGATCATGACTTTAGAGATGTTAATGATGAAGATGCTGCAAAGAAAATAAAGAATTTAAAAAATATATATAAAAAATATGGTGGCTATGTAACAATATCTTTTATCTGGGATAAGGAAGGATTGACTGGATTCAAAGCTAGCCCTACTGATTGCGGAAAAGATATATTTTTAGAGTTATTTAAAAAGAGAGTGAGTATATATACATGAAAGCACATTTAATTGAACAACCAACATATAATTCAGCCCTTGTGCAAGTTCTTCATAACAGGGGTGTTAAAGATATAAAAAAATATTTAGATTCAACAATGGAAGATGTTAATGAACCTGCGGCGCTCGGTTCTGACCGCCTTAGTCAAGGTGCCAGGATGCTTATGACCCACGTTTCCGCAGAGGATGATATTTTAGTGGTAATAGATGCAGACTGCGACGGATTTACCAGTTCCGCACTTCTTATTAACTATCTTCACGATTGTTTTCCTTCTTTTGTAGAAAACCATATCAAGTGGTTTCTTCATGATGGTAAGAATCATGGACTTCATGATTGTGTAGATATTGCAAAAAACTTTAAAATAGTCGTGCTTCCGGACTCTTCAAGTAATGATTATGATGAACATAAAACACTTAAAGATTTAGGAATTGACATATTAGTTCTTGATCACCATGAAGCTGACCATATTTCCCCTGATGCTATTATTATCAATAATCAGCTTTCAGATTATCCTAATAAAGAATTATCAGGTGTAGGTGTTACATGGCAATTCTGCAGATACCTTGATACAATAGGTGGAAATAATTATGCAAATAATTATCTTGATTTAGTTGCTCTTGGTAATATGGGTGATATGATGTCAATGACATCAATAGAAACCAAAACTTTGATTTTTGAAGGATTTAAAGAAAGAAATATTAAAAATCCTTTTATATATGAAATGGCACAGAAGAATAGCTTTCCATTATCAAAAGCAGATTATAAGCCTTCTGCAAATAATGGACTTCAATTCTCACCTATGGGTGCTGCTTTCTTTATTGTTCCTTTTGTAAATGCTATTGTTCGTAGCGGAACCATGGAAGAAAAGGAATTAATCTTCCAATCTATGCTTCAATATAAAGCTTTTGAAATGATACTTTCAAATAAGCGTGGACATAAATTAGGCGAACAAGAGAGAAGAGTAGATCAGGCTATTAGAACTTGTACGAATGTTAAAAATAGACAGACTCGTGCGGAGGAGGCCGGTCTTGAGCATCTTGAAGGCTTGATTATAAAGAATAATATGATGGATCATAAGGTGCTTTTGTTCTTGCTTGAGCCAGGTGAGGTTGATAGGAATATTGCCGGACTTGTCGCAAACAAGTTTATGTCTAAGTATCAGCGTCCAGTTTGTGTTTTAACAAAAGTAGAAGATACATATCAAGGTTCTGCACGTGGTTATGGTTCAGATATGATGTTTAAAGATATATGCGTGGAGGCCCCGGGTTGTACCTTCGCAGAAGGACACCAAGGCGCCTTTGGTCTCGGTCTCCGCATTGAAGATATAGATAATTTCCTTACATATACTGATGAAGTATTCAAAAATCTTTCTTCTGAACCCAGTTATTCAGTAGATTATGTTTGGGATTATAATTCAGTAGACGGAGAAAAAATACTTGAAATGGCAGATGTTAATGATTATTTAGGAAAAGATATTGAAAGACCTTTAGTATATATTAAAAATATTAAAATAAATAATAATAATTTTAAAGTAATGAAATCAAATACTGTTAAAATTAACTTACCAACAGTTGATTTAATTAAATTTCAAGCAACCGAAGACGAAATTGAGAAATTTTCTAATGAAAATATAACCATTGATGTAATTTGTAAACCGTCTAAAAATGAATGGAATTTTCAAGTAGATCCTCAATTAATTATAATGGATTATAATATACTAGAGGGGAAACAAGATTTATTAGAAAGATGGGGATTTTAAATAATGCCACAAAAAGAAAATCTTGTAGGACAAAAATTTAATCATTGGCTTGTTTTAGAAAAGGATATTAAAAAATCATATAAAAATAGTTATTATATTTGTCAATGCGATTGTGAACAAAAAACAATAAAAAGTGTTCGTGCAGATAGTTTAAAAAATAATCAATCAACAAGCTGTGGTTGTTTTATGCGTAAAAATAATCAGCAATTAAATACATTAGATTTAACAAATCAAAAATTTGAAGATTTAATTGTTTTATATAAGACAGATAAGCATTTTAGAAATCAATGGATATGGCACTGTAAATGCTCTTGTGGGAATGAAATTGATATTCCTTCAAATTATTTAACAGGGCATTATAAAACTCATTGTGGTTGTAAAACTAAAATATCTTTAGGAGAAGAAAAAATAAAGAAAATATTAGAAGATAATAATATTTCCTTTGAACAAGAAAAAACTTTTCAAGATTGCTATTTTCAAGATACTCATTATCCAGCCCGCTTTGATTTTTATGTTAATAATAATTATCTTATTGAATACGATGGTATCCAACATTATAAATATAATGAAACAGGATGGGATAATAAAGAAAAATTTTTAAAAACACAAGAACATGATAAATATAAAAATAATTGGTGTATAAAGAATAATATTCCTTTAATTAGAATTCCTTATACTCAATATAATTATTTATGTTTAGAAGACTTATTAGTTGAAACAAGTCAATTTTTATTAGCGGGAGATTAATGATCTCCCGTTTGACTTTTTATAAAAATTATGATAAAATTATTATGTAAGAAAAATGAAAGAGGATAGACATGATATTAACTGCAAAACAAGAGGAAGGACTTAAAATTGCATTAGATAGATATAAAGCAGGGGCTAAGTATGTGGTGATATCAGGCTATGCAGGAAGTGGAAAGACCACGCTTGTGAAGTTCATAATCGAAGCCCTTGATGTTGAAAAATCAAAAGTAGCATATGCTTCATTTACTGGCAAGGCAGCTGAAGTCTTACGTCGTAAGGGTAATGACAATGCTATGACTTTACATAAATTACTTTATGATAGTGTACCTCGACCTGGCGGGGGATTTTTTCGTATACCTAAACAAGTACTTGATTATAGTATTATAGTTGTAGATGAGTGTTCAATGGTACCTAAATCTATGGTGGATATGCTCTTGAAACACAAAGTATTTGTCGTGTTCCTAGGGGATCCAGGCCAGTTACCAATGATCGATAAATCTGAGTCTCATGATCTTTTAGCTAAACCGCACATATTTCTTGACGAGATTATGCGTCAAGCAGCTGAGTCTGAGATTATTCAGCTTACAATGAAGATTCGTAATGGTGAAGAAATACCTTATATGCAAGGCAAAGAAGTCATGGTTATTCCTAAACAAGAACTTGTAACTGGACATCTAGAGTGGGCAGACCAGATTATTTGCGCCACTAATGCAACAAGAATAAATATAAATAATCAAATGCGTAATTTATTAGGTTTTAATGGTGCATTGCCTCAGGATGGCGAAAAGCTTATCTGCCTCCACAACTACTGGGACGACATCAGTGATTCCGGAGATCTTGCTTTAGTAAATGGTATGACTGGTATCATTCATAATCCATTTGAAACCTTTAGAGATGCACCTCGATATGTTAAGATGAAGAATCACCGCATCCCACTTATTCAAGGAGAATTTACAACAGAAGATGGTGAAACATTTTCTCATGTCGATATGGATAAGCATATGATATTAACTGGAGAACCTTTTCTTGATTGGCGTGAATCATATGCTCTTGGTAAACTTAAACAGAGAATTGGAGACATTACACCGCGGGCATTCACTTATGGATACGCTATAACGGGACATAAAGCGCAAGGTTCTGAATGGGATAAAGTATTAGTCCTGGAAGAAAGTTTCCCATTTGAGAGAGAAGAACATAAACGCTGGCTCTATACTTGTGCAACTAGAGCCGCCTCCAGACTTGTAATTATGAGATAATAATTTGACATTTTTTAAAAAATATTATATAATATTTATATAATAAAAAAGGTAAAAATAAATGGATAATTATAATATATTAAAACAAAATTATAAAGATGTTGGTTTGCCAACTTGGCTTTTTATTGAAGATCATTGTTATTATGGCTTTACTGTTTATCTCTATTGTTTTAATAATTGGTTAAAACAAAAAAATTTATCTATAAGCTCTATTTTTTTAGATGCATATGAATTAATAGATTATTTTACTTTATTTTTACATGATATAAAAACAAAAAATATTACAATGGAGAATTTAATAAATGAAAAGAGAACCGTGGGCAATTAATAAAATGTGTAAAAATCCTAAATATACAATAGTATTAGAAGGAATTCATGGTAGAGAAGTTTATTATGATTATAAATTTCTTATTTTTGCTTTAATTTCTTTTATAGTTTTTAGACTTAGAAAAAGATTTGATATAGTAAGTACTTCAAGAGTTGCTTTAAAAAGAATTACTACTAATAAATTAGGTTATCAAGAATTAAAGGATTTTATAGGATAATATGAGATATATTTGGATAATAATACTTACAATTTTTTATATTCTTGGTTGGATAGCTACCATCTATGATATTTGGGATACTTATCAGTACAATAAATATATTGAAGATGATAGTAACTATCCATTTCAGCAATTGGATCCTTTTACCGGCGGTTGGCTTGTATTTCACGTTTTAATTATATTTTTAATTTCATTTCTTATGTGGTATGCAGGTTAAGTGCGTCTATGTTGGATTATGCTTGGACTAATTTCTACGAGGAAGAAAAATGATTTCTATTTATACAAGTTATTTCTATCAAATAAGAAATTTTGCACCTAATATGATTCCAGTATCTACTTGTATAAGCGATCCGGCTTGGTATAAAGCACCAGAAGGCAAAGAATATTACATAGATAAACGAAATATTCCATGCGGGCTCCGGTATGAACCGCTTATAGTCCAGTTACATGGAACATGTGGATGCCCTTGTGAACGCCGAGACCTGGCTCCCGCATGTCCTACAATGATAGAATATGAACAATTACTCAATACTCTTGTTGATAAAGAAAAAACTTTAAAAGCATTTGAGTTTTGTGGAAATAAATTTAAAAAAGAATTAAATTTTGAAGGCGAACCTATTATTGTTCTTATAGTATATGAAACACCGAAAAATCCATGTAGCGAACGCTATGCTTTACAAAAATTTTTTAATTGTAAAGAACTTGAGTATCCTATTAACAAAAATAATTAATCTTTCTTAATTAAAAAAGAAATAATTATAGAATATAAAATTAAGTTTTTATACTTAATTTTTATATAAATAACCTATAAATGCTTCAAGGATGAAGTGGTTTTATTTCAAGGAGGAAATAAATATGATTATTCAGCACAATCTTACAGCAATTAATTCCAACAGAATGCTTGGTCTTACCCAGAACAGCCTTGCAAAATCAACTGAGAAACTCTCTTCTGGTTACAAGATTAACCGTGCAGGAGATAATGCAGCAGGTCTTGCAATATCTGAGAAAATGAGACGCCAGGTTAGAGGTCTTTCACAGGCATCTACCAACGCACAGGATGGCATTTCCGCAGTACAGACTGCAGAAGGCGCGCTTAATGAGGTACATGACATGCTTCAGAGAATGAATGAACTTGCAGTTCAAGCTGCTAATGACACTAATATGTCAGCAGACAGAAACTATATTCAAATGGAGCTTGATCAGCTCATTACTGAAATTAGTCGTGTAGCTACAACCACTACTTTCAATGAGCAGTGTTTACTTAATGGTAGTTTTACCGGAAAGAAACTTCAGGTTGGCTCCGAAAGCGCAATAGATCAAACTATTTCTCTCAATATCTCTTCCATGAGTGCTGCTGGACTTGGACTTACTGCTACATCTATCAAGGTTAGTACACATACTGTATCTCAAAGTTCTATTGCTACAATAAAGAGTGCAATGTCTAAAGTTAGTCAACTTAGATCTAAGCTCGGTGCAATTCAGAACAGACTTGAGCATACTATTTCAAATCTTGATAATGTTGTTGAGAATACTACTGCAGCTGAATCTCGTATTCGCGATACTGACATGGCGGCTGAGATGGTTAGATTTTCTAATCAGAATATTCTTCAGCAAGCTGGTCAGGCTATGCTTGCTCAGGCGAATCAAGTAAATGAAGGCGTTTTAGCATTGCTTAGCTAATAGGTTTTAATCTCTTTTTCTTAAGGGGAGAACTTCGGTTCTCCCCACATTTTTTTTGACATTTTTTAAAAAATATGATATAATATTTATATAAGAATAAAAAGGAGTTTAAAAATTAATGCTTCGATTTGAAAATCATTCTCATTCTATGTATTCTAATCTCAGATTGTTGGATTCTATTAACAAGCCCATTGATCTTATTAACAGAGCTATTGAGATCGGCTTGGCTGGAATTGCGCTAACAGATCACGAGAGCCTTAGTGCGCATATCGAGGTCAATAAATATGCTCAAGATATCAAAGAAAAATATCCTAACTTTAAAATTGCATTAGGTAATGAGATATATTTAACAAATGATAGAAGTTCTAATCAGAAGTATTACCATTATATATTGATAGCCAAGGACTCAGAAGGCCATCGTCAATTGCGGAGATTATCTAGTATTGCATGGCTTAACTCTTATTATGATCGTGGATTAGAGCGAGTCCCTACTGTTAAAGAAGATTTGGAGAGAATTGTAAAAGAGAATCCTGGACATCTTATTGCAACAACTGCTTGTATTGGCGGGGAGCTAGGTTCATGCATCTTAGGACTAGAGTCATCCCGCAGAACCGGGGACGCCGCATCAGAAGCAAAATATAAACAACAAATAATTGATTTTGTTCTTTGGTGTAAGGATCTTTTTGGCGAAGACTTCTACTTCGAGGTAGCTCCCGCCGCAAATAAAGAACAGATAATTGTGAATAAGAAAATTGCAGAGTTATCATCAGTATTTGGCGTAAAGATGGTAATTGGTTCTGATGCACATTATCTCACAAAAGAAGATAGATATGTTCATGAAGCATATCTCAATTCTAAAGGTGGAGAGCGTGAAGTTGCAGACTTCTATGAGTATGCGTATCTTCAGACAGAAGAAGAAATAAAAGAAAATTTAACTCCTTCTATTGTTGATTTATATGAAACAATGTGCAATAATAGTATGGAAATTTATAATAAAATAGAAGATTATAGTCTTCTTCATAGTCAGCAAATTCCTAAAGTTGAAGTAAAAGATTATCCTAAATTTTATGAATGGGATAAAGAAGAAGATAAAGAACTAATTGAAAAATATCCTACACTTTATCAAATGTTTCAATCTGATGATAAATATGAAAGATATTGGGTTAATCAATGTGTAGATAAAATTGTTGAAAATCAAGATAGATATGATTATGATACATATATGACTCGTCTTGAATATGAAGCAGATATTAAGAGAACAATAGGTAAAGCATTGGATACAAATATGTTTTCTTATCCTATCACCCTTCAGCATTATGTAGATTTATTCTGGGAATGCGGAAGTATGGTAGGTGCGGGAAGAGGTTCATCCTGCTCAGGTCTGAACCATTATCTTCTTGGTATTACTCAGTTGGATCCTATAGAGTGGGATCTTCCTTTCTGGAGATATTTGAATAAAGAAAGATTTGAGCTTGGTGATATTGATCTCGACCTTTGTCCTTCAAAGCGTCCTCTTATTCTTCAGAAAATAAAAGAAGAGAGAGGTAAGAATTTTAATAGCGATATTGACTCTGTAGTTAGACAGAATTGTGGTTGTACTCTTATTGCAACTTTTGGTACGGAAACAACAAAGTCCGCAATTCAAACTGCTTGCAGAGGTTATCGTAGTGATGACTGTCCTGATGGAATTGATGTAGATACCGCACAGTATATGTCTTCACTTGTTCCTCAGGAGAGAGGATTTTTATGGAGTCTTAAGGATGTCGTATATGGAAATCCGGATAAGGATAGAGAACCCGTAGCATTGTTCGTAAATGAAGTTAATGAGTATCCTGGTCTTTTGGATATTATGCTTGGTATTGAAGGTCTTATCTCTCGTAGAGGATCTCATGCATCTGGAGTTATTCTCTTTGATGAAGATCCTTATGAACATGGGTGCTTCATGAAAACACCTTCTGGAGATGTTATAACTCAATATGATCTGCATATGTGCGAGGCCGCAGGCTTAACTAAGTATGACTTTCTTGTTACAGAAGTCCAAGATAAACTTGTTCAAGCAATTCATTTCTTACAAGAGAATGGTGAAATTGAAAAAGATTTAACTTTAAGAGAAGTTTATAATAAATATTTTCATCCGAATGTTCTTCCTATTGATGATATGGATATTTGGAAGAATATTCAAGAAGTAAAAGTCCTCGACTTGTTCCAGTTTGACTCAACTGTCGGTTCACAGGCAGCAAAGAAAATTAAACCACATAGTATTCTTGAAATGGCGGATGCGAATGGTTTGATGCGTCTTATGACCGGTGAGAATGGAGAAGAACAGCCAATAGATAAGTATGTTCGTTTTAAGAATAATATTAATCTTTGGTATGAGGAAATGAAGAAATATGGTCTTACCGATGCGGAAATGGAGACTCTCAAGCCCCACTTCCTTAAGTCTCACGGAGTTCCACCTAGTCAGGAGCAGTTAATGACTATGCTTATGGATGAGAATATCTGTAGCTTTAGTCTTAAAGATGCGAATGCCGCACGTAAGATAGTTGGTAAGAAGCAGATGAGCAAGATCCCCGCACTTCATCAGCAAGTATTAGAAACGGCGCGTTCTGCCGCACTCGGCCGATACGTATGGGAATGCGGTATCGGCCCTCAGATGGGGTGAACAAAGAAACTTGCCCCTAAACACTTTTCTGCTAACCAGCAGGGTATTAAAATTTTTTGATAATCTTGGTCAAAAAAGATTTAATGCTAACGGGGAATTCTAAAATAATAGTAGAGATACGAATTGTAGCTTTACTGTTGTCATGAAAATCCCGTGGGAAACTTTAAAGGATATGATAACAGTAAATATAATAAAAAGGAGAACTTAAAATGTATTATATTTATTGTTATACAAACAAAATTAATCAGCATAAATATGTTGGACAAACAAACAATTTAAATAGAAGAATTAGAGAACATCGTTCATGTGCTTTTAATGAAAAAGCCACTTCCTATAATGATTTAATTCATAAAAAAATAAGAGAATATAAAGAAGAAAATTTTGAAATATCTTTATTGGAGAAAATATATGTTGAAGATATTGATATAGTAAATGAAAAAGAAAGATATTGGATAGCTACCTTAGAAACATATTGTGGTTGGGGAAAAGGCTATAATGAAGATTTAGGTGGCGGAAGAAAAGCTTATAGTAGTATTTTATCTAAAGATGAATTAAAAACATTAAAGGAAGAAATTAAAAATGGAACTGCATATATTGATTTAGAAGAAAAATATAATATATCAGCATCATTTATATCATCAATAAATAATGGAATATATTTTTATGATGAAAATGAATCTTATCCATTATATAAATATTATAAAAATGATGAAGACTATGATGAATTAATTGATTTACTTTTAAATTCAGAATATAGTTTAAAGAAAATCTCTGAAATGCTTGAAATGGGATATTCTACTGTAAAGAAAATTAATGCAGGAACATTAAGAAAAGGTTTGTATCCAACATATCCAATTAGAAGTAAATCTGCAAATGAAATGAGAGCAGATAAAATAAAAAATTTATTATTGACAACAAATCTTAATAATAAAGAAATTGCTCAAATAGTAAATTCTTCAGAAGAAACTGTTAGAAGAATTAAAATAGGAGAATGTTTTAGAGATGAAAAGTTGTCATATCCTTTAAAGAACCTGTAACGACTATCCCTCGGAAGGGGAGTACATCTATTATTGGTACATAGATGGAAAAGGTGTTCTTCTAACAAGAAGTAAAATATAGTCTACACTAATCGAAAGATTGGATAATGTGATAGTTTTTCCGTAATCCATGCACTTGCATATTCATTCATCGGTTTCCAGACTGCATATATTGCAACTAAATGGAATCCTATATATTGGGATACCGCGTGTCTTGTTGTGAATAGTGGATCTCTTGAAAATGAAGGATATGAAGAATATGATGATGGAACAGTAGAAAAGAAAGATAAAACTACTGATTATGCAAAAATTGCAAAAGCTATTGGAGCAATTAAATCTAAAGGTATAAAAGTATCTTTAGTAAATATAAATACATCAGATTATGGTTTTAAGCCTGATACAAAACATAATCGTATTCTCTATGGACTTAAAGCATTAAGTAATATTGGCGATGATGTTATTGAAAAAATTAAAACAAATCGTCCATATGCGGGAATTAAAGATTTTATGCAGAGATGCCCTTTAACTAAAACTGCGGTAATTAATCTTATTAAAGCGGGAGCTTTTGATGAAGTAGAAACTGTTTTAAAGGATAGAAAGCAGATTATGGCATATTATCTTTATTCTGCTTGTGAACCAAAGAAAAGATTAACATTACAAAATTTTAATGGTTTAATTGAACATGCTCTTATTCCAATAGAATTAGAGATGCAAATAAGAATATTTAATTTTAATAAATATTTAAAGAAGTTTAAAAAATCTGGATTATATTATCTTTTTGATAATAGTTGTATAACATTCTTTGAGAAATTTTTAGCTGAATATTCTGATTGGCTTGAAGTTATTAATGGAACTACTTGTATTCTTCAAATACGATGGGATAAGATTTATCAGAAATATATGGATGTAGCAAGGGATTGGCTTAAAGAAAATCATGATGAACTTCTTAATGAATATAATATGATGCTCTTTAAAGA